AAAGAAGACTTTTTATTAAGATCATCTAATTGAGAAATATTTTGAATACCAAGGAATCTCTTTATACTTTCGTAGGACATTTTTCCTGTGTCGCCTACCTTAAATTTATCATCCTCTTCGCAGCCACAATCTTCATCTAATTGAGATTCTTCTTTAACTTGTTTCTTTTGCTCTGCTTCTTTTTTCTCACGTGCTTGACGTTCTTGTTTAGCAAGACGTGACATCTTCTTTAGGAAAGATGGTTTGTTGTAGTATGCAGTAGCCTCGCCAAGTTCTTCTCTTGACTGCAAATAATCTCTAACAGTAGTGATGTAATCTTGCGCTAGTGTAATTTTAGATTGAACCCACTCTGGCATATTCTCATCATCTTCGATCATGTCGATCAAATCTTCGCAATTACGTAGAGTAGTTTGTAGTTGCGTGCGAGCCATTTGACCTTCATAGTCATACTCGCCTTTGTCGATTGTTTTTGCTGCTTCTTCTAGAATATCAAAGTCTTCTTTTAAACCAAACGCTGCGGCAACTTTCTTGTCGCCATGCTTAGTGCGCAGATAGTGAGAGATAGCGTGGTCTTTAGTTTTGAATTCAGAAGTATCTATAATCTTATGTTGAGTCTTGATTAATCCACGTAGAGACTTAATATCATGATTCTTCTTAAGAGAGTCGTACTCTGCCTTAATATCTTCATCGATCTCTTCAGCTTCTTCTTTAATGTTTGTTGGCTTGTCTTTATATACTGTACCAAGATGCTTTGCGCCAGACTTATGTAACGAATTACGTCCATTGGCATTCATGGTGTGGTTGACATCATAACCACCAGATTTATGCTTATACACTTCAATACCATCTAAGTTATCGCGATGTGTTTTAACTTTGTCAGTAGCATAAGAAACTGCTTGATCTAGTTTTTTGAATGGAGCATTTTCGCTTAGTTCAGTTTCTTCTCGCATCTGCTTGTATTTATCGAGGAGATCTTTGTTCTTAGCATAATCTTTTGTTGGCATAGCATAACGAGCAGTCTTAGCATTATCTAAATGATACAGCGACTTTTTTGAGTCACCTTTCATATGCGCAGCAACTGCTTTATCCATATGGTACTTAAACGTGCCTTCTTCTAAGTCATCTTCTTTTGAAGCATTCTTAAAACGCAATTTATGTGCACGAATCTTTCTACCATGTTTGTCTAACTTAGTGTCAGAAGTCGAAACCTCATCATATCCCTCAGTTACTTTTTGTGGTAGTAATTTCTCGTCGTAGTTAATACCAGCTTCTCTTGCTGTTTGAAGCATGTTTTTTACAACTGAAAGATATTCAGCACGCATTGGTTTGTTTCTAATTTTTCTTAATGCATTATTAACAAGCTGGTCAGCAGAAGAAGACTTCTCGACATCTGTAACACCAAGAGCATCAGCAATAATTCTTGCCACTTTTATTTTATCTGATGAACTAAACTTCATCTCTATTAGTTCTTTAAAAGTTTTCATAGATTCTTCCATGCCCTCTTCTTTTTCCATGTGATATTGTGCTCGAACTTGGTCAATATCGTGTATTGCGTGATTGATATAATCTGCGTGGTGATGTAGAACACCGAGTTTAGCAAGATATTCTTGTGCTTTCTGAGCAGAAATGTTAAATTGCTCAAATTCTTCGTCTGTCATCTCATCATTGCCAACTGCTTTATTTAAAATACCGTAATAATCATCAGTTGCTTTCAATGCATTTAAAATAGCAACTGGGTCTAAATCTTCTTGTTTAGTTAAATGATGAAAAGCATCCAACACTTGTGGATGCTGTAAATTTTTTGGTGTGTAGTTTTTATAAGAGAACTTTGTTGGCTCATCTGCTACTGTGTAATCCTCAACCAACGTCACATCGTGCAACCACTTACGATGTGTATTACCATCAGAATCAACGACAGTAAGATAATTACTACCTCTATTAAGTATTTCATATTTGTGATCATTAGACTCAACGATCTGACCAACTTTAAACACTTCACCTCTATAATAGGACTCTCTCAACCAATCTGTTACTGTAACTTGTTCTTTTACTGCGTCAAGACCCATTGCTTGTCTCAACTCATTCATCAGTCTGCGACCATCAGCTGTGGTCAATGTGGTTGGAAGACCTTTCTTAAATGTATCAAAATCGCCTTTTTTAGCAGCATCACGCATTTTGGTACCAGACATTCCAGATGCGTCATCGCTATCTGGATCACGCTCTCCAGCCGAAACTACTTGTATGGTGTTGAAATTGAACTCTTTACCGTTGTACTGATTCAACAGTTTTGTATATTCCATAACACGATCGCTTCCTGCGACCATGATAATGTCTTTGTATTTTTTGTTGAGTTCTTTGGCGACTTCGATAAATGTTCTTGTGGTTGGACCAGCAGCCATAAAATTGGCTGTTGGGAACATTCTTTTTAGGAAATAGACTTTGCGGTCTACTGGGAGAGGGTTTTTGGTTTTGTCCTGAGTTCTGGACGCATAGATTACATGAGAAGCATTATGTGTAGATGCAAGACGCTCTACAGCACGAACCAACAGTTCGTGACCTGTCGTTGGTGGCTGGAAGCGACCAAACGCAAAAACTACTTTTTTGGAAGGGAGTTCCTTCAGAAATTGGGTATATGCTTTCATTTAATCCATCTATATGAGTAATAATCAATTATTTAGTCATCTTTTATTCTCATAGTACCTTTACAGGCGATACCGTTAATACTACAGATGCTGTACCTTTTAAATCGCTCATACTATTGCTAGCAATCCTTGTGCTGCTGCTACAATCCAACGGCAAGCAACTTCGTCGTTAGCCAATTCTTGTTGCGCTCTGATCTCGGCGACTTCTTTAACAAGAAAATCATATTCTTCTTTAGTTAATTGACCACTTGTATATTGCTCGTAAAATGAGATCAAATCATTAGCAAGAACTCCTGCTGCTCCACCCATTCCTGCTTGTTGCTGTAGTTGTTCTAATAGATTCATCTTCCTCTCCATACATTAGTAATTATTTCTACTCTTGTTTTCTGTAGTTTTAATACACCTTCGCAGAATTTTTCATTGCTAGATGCTTGGGCTTTTTTCAACGCTTCTTCTAAATCACCCAACGCTTGTGCTTGCGGGTCTTTTCTTAAAGTAGCATAGGTTTTTAATTGCTCAACTTTCGAAAATGTTGTTTTCCAATCTCTATCAACGCAATTTAGTTTATCGACTGACAATTTTACTTCAACTAATCTATCGAACATAACTGGATCGTGTGGTTTTGGCATTATGAAAGAGCAACCTGTTAGCACAACTAATGCTATACCTGCTATTAGTTTCTTCATGTTTACCTCGGTCTATTTAAAAAGTTATTTCTAGAAAATTCAAGACGATCAACCAATTTAACAACACGATCTCCCTGAACAGCTACGAATCCTTCTGGTGTTGTAGGAACAAGAGAATTACCTCGCTCAACAAAACCAGAAACCCCTGTCTCTAATTTATTTAATTTGTTTACAATTATCATTTTACATGTAACAATCAAAGAAAACGCTTCATACGCTTTCTCAAGAACAACTCTGTTCTTATCGAGAAAGTCAATTATCTGCTGTCTCTCATCATTCTTCTTTTGTTTGGTGGCAGCTGTTTTAACTTTATCAATATCTTTTTGCAGTTCATCATGAACATACTGAGCAAACCCATGCGCCTGAGAGACACCAACGTAACTACCAGCACGAACATTAGCATTATTGTATTTTGCCATCAATGGATACAGCTGCTTATGTGTTGAGAGATAAGATAAGAATGATGTTGGTATTGCTACTTTAAGTTTCTCTAACTGAGCATGTGCTTTTAGAATAGTGGCTTGCTCTGATGCAGAGAGCGATAGATCCTTTGTTTTGTCTTTAAGGATAGCGTCATCAACAAACACATTCTTTGATTTCTTTAATCCAGCAATAGAATAACCGAAATTGGCTTTCATTGTAGCAGGATCAGAGCCAGTGTAGTAAGTATGAAAAATAATACCCATTTTACTTGCGATGATTCTTCTACCAAGATCACTATCAGCAACGACAGCATATACAATAGTATTGGGTTTGAAAGTAACATGTTTTACTCCATCAATTGTTTGTGGCTTTAGATCGCCTTCAGTATAAAGAAAATCGCCCTGAACAGTTCCATTAATACCAAGATCTCTGCAGTATTTTAAAGCATACTTCATTTTCTCAACAAGACCTGGAGAATGTCCATGGTTTGCGATAATATCTGCTTCTGTTCTGTTAAGTTTCGGATTCGCATTGAATGCTGACTTTGAAGCGACCCAATAATCTGTTCCTGAATCGTGAACAATAATTGAAGGAGAACCATCCCACTTCGTAGTAATTAATGTTCCTGATGGTTTATTATACAAAGCATTGACATAAATCTGAATACTCTCTATGGCAAAATCTAAACCTGCCTTACCTTCCTCGAACATCAAATCTTCTAGATGCGAGAGATGTTTTAAACGAGTAGTATCGTTTACTGCTTCTGCTATGTAACCTTTTAAATTATACATTTCTTGCCTTATTTGATTACGATGTATAGAGAACTATCAGTGCTCAACTTCTTAGAACTAAAATAACAGAATGTCATATTCTCCTGAAATTTGGTTTTCGGTGAAATCATGAAACTATAAAGATATGAGATCAAGTTCGCGAATCTATCTTTAGTTAATTTATCTGCCTTACTGAACAATGCTTCTGCTTGCTTGTAGTCTTTAATCGTATTTGATAAACGTGGGAATTTGGTAAACATCTCTTTTAATTCTGTTTTGGCTTTGGTATAATCGCTTGCTGATACACCAACACCACTACGAACAGTATAACCATACTTCTGCTTTTGATGTGGTCCATACTGTTTAGCATCAACAGCACCAAGTTGATAACCTGCACCAATAAATCTACCTTCTAGAGATACATTTAATGTTGTGGCAGATGCTTTAAAACCACAACGAACAGCAAAACCAGATTTCGTTTGGACAATAAAATTAGCAAAAGTATCTGACAAATCTACTTTAGAAAATGTCATGTCATAATCTAATTTCTGATTCATTTGAGATGCTGGGTCAGTTATCTCGAGAACAGCTTTATCTTCAGTAACTTGCTTTAAAGAAATAGGAATAAGATCTTTCTTCTTGAATGCTGCAGCAATACCATTATTCAGTTCTTCAATAGAAGTTGCATTTACAAGTTTCTTAATGTCGTATGTTTTCTTAATCATCCAAACGTCAGCTGGATTCCAGTTGTCATTTGCTTTACCAGATAATTTTCTGCCAGTCTTATACAAGTTATCAGTTAGATTTGACGCTTGTCTTTCATAATGATACCCTTTGTTACTGCCCATAAACTTCTTTATAACAACTGTTTGTTTTGCAGCGGATTCATAATAAATTGATTGGTATAAGTTTTTCTTGCTACCAATTTTCTGCATAATCTGTTCTTCAGTTAAGGTTTTGTTCGATTCAATTGCTGCCTCAAACATATACATGCTAATCAATTCTTTTAACTCAGTAAGAGCACCTGTGTTGCTCTTGGAATTTTCGCTGAAATGATTAAAACAATTATTGATTGAACTTTCAGAACCTTTTATAAGAACAACTTTTTTATTGGCATCAATTAGAGTTATAGTATCTTTACCAGATGCTAATTCAATTACAAGACTTATGTCTTTTGTCTTTGCTGTTTTTGTGATGGTGAACACTGATTCACCAAGTTTATACTTGTTATCAGTAAACTTCTTTCCTGTTGATGGTGGAATCTTATCTGATTCCTTTAGAACTATTTTATGTCCCTCACCATACTTTGAACTACCAACAATTGATGCCATATTTTTCCAAAATTAACTCTGTTTTTTTCTTTGCTTACAAAGAACTCTCTCATATTTATTGTTCCATTTAATGACTTGTTTAAACAACTTGGGTATTGCTTGGTTGTTGTGAGCATCGTAATTAAATGTTCTGAGATAGTATCGTAGAGTTTTTGAATCTCGACTTTTTCTGGCTCTAGAAAGTAATTGAGTTATTGGAACATTTGGTCGATTTCTTTTAAAGTCCAAGTATATACAATGGGCATATGCTTGTATTTCATCAAACTCCGAAAGATATTTTCTTTCTTCGTTCTTTTTAAGCTGTTTTACTTTTTTGTAGGGAAGAACATAATTTGACCACTCATCACATCTTCTATCAAACTGCATAAAATGCACAAGTTCATGCATAGCAATTTGAATGAGTCTGAATTTAAATTTATTCCACGTTGTTTCTGTAAACGGGAATTTGTCAAAGTAATCTGTATAAATGTGTATAGCACACTGTCGTTCTTGTGGGTCATATTCACCACCCATTGCGACGTTTGTTAAATAGAATTTCGACTTCAGTTTCTCTGGGCGATACTCAACTTTAGTGCGCCATTTTTTGAAGTAGTTTGATAGACCCTTAGAATCGTTGCGATACAGGTCTAAATCGTTCCAAATTTTTGATGGAATGAATTTTGCTCTGAACGGACGTTCAGAGAAAGGTAGAAAATCTATGAAATCGATATTTACTTGTTTGAGATGTTCCATAGCAACCCCATAAGGTCAGGAATATTTATCCTTTATTATACCTTATGGGTTGTTCGGTGTCAAACAGTTTATCCGAAAAATTCGTCTAAACTCTGGGTTTCTTGCGTTTCGAAGTGTTCATCGAACATATTTCGCGAATTTTTAGCCAAGTTTGGATCGAAATTCGTTTTTGTAAGAAGTTCGTTTAGATACCCAGTTGGCTTTTGTTCAGCCAAATCAACATAATGCTGGGCAATACGCTTACGATCAAACTGCTGGATTAACTCATAGTTGTTGTTGACGATACGCATATACTCAGTCTCTGGCATATCGCAGTACTCAGCGATCTTTTCGCCATATTCTTTTGGTGTATAGGACTTCTTAAGCATACAGTAGTTGACCCCTGCTTTCAGAAGAACACCATTACCTTCTTCGTTGTTGGAAACGCCATAGTTCACAGCGATGGGCACAGTCCCGATACGCATAGCATCCACGACAACCCGATTGAAATGCTCACCAAAAGTGTTAGACCAACTAGAATCAATAAGAAATCTAGAAGTTGATAAAATCTCGTCACGTTTTCCTCCAGAAATAAAACCAAGATACTCGAAGTTGCCTGAGTTTTCGGCATTTTCCCAAATACGTTTACCTTCCCTATCAGGTGTTACGTCTGGGTCATATTGCCTAGTAGCAAAATAATCTTCTTTACATTTTTCCTTCGACATCATGTATGCTGCTTCAATACCATAACCACCAACAAGGGTTTTGACATTTTTCATGTAAGGTACTGCACGAATAAGGTCGTCCACACGCTTCCAGCGTTTAAATGTCTGTATTGACAGGATTTTGTTCTCGCGACCAGCAAACTGCGGAGTAGGTGGTACGCCAGCGATATCCTGAGGGTTTAAAATTAACGCTCGAGGTGTGGACATAAAATCAGCTGAGTCATACGCAGCAGGGTGTACGCATGCGAGACCAGCAAAATGTTTTTCAAATATACTAATCCAAGGATAGAGTTTCTTTAGATTTGCGTCATGAATAATTACAATTTGTTTTGCTTTGACATTCTCAATCATTGGCAACCAATCTTTATATTTCTCGGTGTCCTTGTTTTTAAAACCGAAAATAGATTGCCAAATAATAATATCGTGTTTGTTTGCGTCTTCAACAAATTTGTCGATGGACTCTTTTACTTTATAAGAATAATATGGTGCCATCCAACCATCACCTTGATGAACAGGATAACCAGAACCAATACCAATCTCCCATCCTTCCTTCAATTCAGAAGGAATCTCAACAGGACGAACTGTCTTTGTGCCTTTAAGGTAGGCAAAATTTACTTCATGACCAAGTTCTTTTAATCCTGCCATTAGATGTTCGCAGTGATTAATGATTCCACCAAAGTTGTTGAAGGTGTGCATTACCATTAAAATTCTCATGTCCAAAGTCCTTGTCTAATTTTAATCAAACGAATCATCATGTCTTCGTCTTCTTGTTCATAGCGTTGCTCAATTTCAGTGCACAAGTCAAGTGCTTTTTTAGTTTCTTCTTTTTCTTCTTCGGTACGATCCTCAAAGTCAAGGAATCCTTTATCAGCCTCGCGACGTTTATCGCAAATAGCAGACCAACCAGATGCTTCGTGGGCATCAACACGTTTTGGTCGCTCAACTGTCCACCAAGTATATAGATCTAGAATTTCTTGCGCTTTAATTGCTTGGTGAGTTAATTTACCAAAACCCTCATCATCGGGTTTGAGACCCCAATCTTCACCAGCTGTCAATTTACGTTGCCATTCTAGATTAGCAAGTCCGCACTCTGGATTGCGCCAAGTGCGCCAACGGAACCATCCTGTGGCATACCAAGGTGATTTAAACTTCTTGCGTGACTCTTCATCCCAAACAACATGCCACCACGCAAGTTCTACTTCCACAAAATCGACAAGTTCATTGAAGAGGCATGGTAGGAAGCGATTTCCGACATCACACCAGTTTCCTGGCTTAATGTCACGAGGGTGGGCAGTAAGAGAATGAGTGCGAGTAACCCAGCGATTATTGATGTAGTATTTAACAGAGTAAATCGCATCAGGAATGTATAGAATTGCTCCCTGAATCGCATCAAGACCTTCTTCGGCAAGCCAGTATCGAAATTTGTGTGCTTCTTTTGCAGCTGCATTCCAGTTTCTCCATCCCTTTGATGTTTCTGCGTGTGGCTTTGGTGTCCCACGAAGCCAGTCGGCGAATTTAGTGCATGACCAATAGTTGCGCATGTTTTACCTCTTTAAATTTATGTATTCTTTAAAATAATTATCAAATTTGTTAATTAAGCTCTCAATGTCACTGCTGTTTGTAAGATCCTCAACTATGCGCTTCTCATCCATATTAAACTGTTTCGCATATCTTCTTGCGATACTTAGAAGAGTCGCAACTCTCATGTTAGGACTCTTCAAATTTAATGAAAGTTTTTGTCTTTCTTCACGAAAACTCATACAAAGAATTCATCAATATCAGCCTTTACCGCATTGGGATGATACTTCGCCAAATCTTCTTCACCAAGTTTGTTGCGAAGGTAATCATACCACTCTTGTTCTTCCCACATTCCTGGGGAAACACCATTCCATAGTTTTTTCCATAGAGGGTGTTCTTTGTTCAATCTACGAGACTCAACATATTCATATCTAGTATTTTCGTATTCGTACGATCCAAGTTCTAACATGTTTTCACGCAAATAAACAACAAGCGAAACACGCTCAGAACCTTCTTCGCATACGATTGGTGTGTTACCATGAATAACCTCATGATTGTTTACCAACAACAAATCTCCTGGACGAACATTTACGGCAATACGAATTTCAGGGAAAATCAAATAACCACCTGTGTATCTACCATCATTAGAAAGTGTCAACAGATTTGAAAGACCATCAGAAAAGTCGCCAGCATCACGATGAGCAGCAGTTCTAAATGTTTTATTTACTGTTACTGTAGTAAAAGGTGTCTCAGGAATAACAAATCTTGGATCAATTTTATCTGTTGCTACTTTCTGAGCGGAATATCTTGTTGGTAATAGTGTCTCAAAACCTCTAGCCAAATGCTGAAGGAAGGGATACGCCATCTTAAACTTCTCAAAATTATCACGAGTATATGTAGTCGCACGACCAAACGGAATACGAGGATAACGATCGAACCAACCTGCGATACCAGAATCAACTGGATTACCATAGGATGTTTCACTAACCATCTTCATAGTTTCTTGTGTTGATTCTGCTCTCTGCGCAGGTGTCAACGGAATAATACTGTCAACCCACTCATCAAAATTAAATTTGTTGCGGAAACGTGAGATAACCCAAACATTATTCTTACCCGAACCCAATGCTTTCAAACGTGACTCTGGTGTTGGATAACGTGAACGAATTTCTTCAATAACATCCTCATCTCCGAGTTTGGCTTTTTCTGCGTTGAGTAAAGCAAGCATTAGTTCTTCCTGATAATTTGTTACCCACTCACGACCTTCGCCTGTTACCGATGTCCCTTCTTTGATACCAGAAGCAAGTCCACGATTTTCAGTACGAACAGCAGCCTCACGCAATCCAGCATATGCTGCGTCTTGTTCTTCCTTTGAGAAAAAGTTTTTTCTAAACTTAAAGGCAATATGCCTTTCGTCTGGATCAACTCCATAACCAGATGGAAGATAACAATCCGTATCCTCTTCAATCAAAATATCATAATTGGACTCATCAACAAACATACCAAGTAAATGTTCGCAGTCATGTTTTTGTTCTAGTTTAATTACACGTGTCATACTTTAAACCCTTCGAAATTGTTTTCTTCTATTCTTTTACCAAAAGAACTTTGATCAAATAGAGGAACATCATTATCAACTTTACCCATACCACCCAAATTACTTTGAGCACTCATCTCAACATCATATAGACGCATATGTTTACGATCAACTCCAACAATAAATCTCTTATAGAAATTTGGATCAGAATAACGATTCTTCAACTGTTTCACCATAATCTGATTCAACTCCGCAAGTTCCTCTGTACTAATTAGAGCAATCATTAAGTCTGCTGTTGCTGGCAAACCGAAAGATTCAGAAGTATCTTCAAGACCAACATCAGTGTTACTATAACCAGAACGTGTAGTTTGTGTAGCAGAAACAATTGGCACTTTATACTCAACAGCCAAACCACGAAGTTCTTCTGCGATTGCTTTAATATATGTATAAGAGTTTACATTTCCACTCAGTTTCAAACGCTGACTTGCACAAATATTAATATAATCGATAAAGATAATGTCTGGCGTAAAGTCTTTCTTCAATCTCAACTCTTCAAGCAAAGCACGGAAATGACCAGCATGAGCAGAAGTGGTAGGATATTCTTTTACGACCAATTTACCATTCGTCTTTTCTTTCAACTTCTCAACACGAGAATCAAAGACCCTACGCTCAACCATCTTCAATCCTTCCATAGAAAGATCAAGTAGGTTTGCGTCAATACGTTCTGCAATCTTTTCCTCAGCCATCTCCATGGTTATGTATAAAACATTAACACCCTTCATCAACATAGACGAAGCAAAATGACACATTGCCAAAGATTTACCAACACCAGTACCAGCAAGAATAATGTTCAGCGTTTTCTTACTGACTCCTCCGTTCGTGATTTTATTGAGAAGTTCAATGTCGAAAGGAATCTTCTCTTCAACCCTGTGATAAAAATCATAACGATCAGCAGCATTTTCAAGATAGTCATGACCAACATGATTATCAAATGAAACGGCAAGAGCATCGCTAAGAATAGAAACAATCGCATCTTGGTTACGGTTTTTATCTTTTCCATCAATTATTTTGATTGAACTGAGAATAGCATTATAAACTGCTTTATCTTTACAGAATTTTTCTGTTGATTCAACCAACCACTCCTCATTAGAATGTTCATCCGCAAAATCTTCAACAAGTTCGTTAATGTTTTTTACTTGTTCGTCAGTAACATCAGTTCTATTACTTACTTCAATTTTAACAATATCTTTACTTGGAACCTTACCATACTTGTTAAAGAATTTATCAATTTCCTCAAAAACAATACGATCTGTTCTCTCAGTAAAATACTCAGGAACCAGAAAGGGCATAACCTTTCTGGAATATTCCTCATTAGAAATTAGATTTGAAAAAATCTGATTTTCAATTCTCATTCAATTCTTCCTCTAGTTCTTCAATTTCTTGCTCAACGTCACTACCATAATTATACTTTGATTTACAATATTTGTCAAGTTGAGTTAAGATATCCTCAGTGAAGAAATTAGAGGGATTGCTTGCAATGTTTTTACCGAATACTTTTCTACCATCATGAACCTCGATACGACCACCCTGCGCTTTCCAGATTCCTGCTTCAACAGCAAGATCGGTTAGACCATGATGACGATCTAGACCTTTAGTGAAAGACAATTTTGTTTCAACCATAGATTTCTCTCTTGTGAAACGAGACTTCTCAAGTTTACACTTGATAATATTACCAACAACTTCAGTTCCGTCTTTATCTTGCGACTTAGAAAGGAACACGATTGTTGATGCTGCATATTTCAAGCCATCGCCACCACCCATAACTTTAGTTGGAATGTAAGCACCAACTGCTGCGTAAGTATGATTAGTCACAACCATAGCAATATCGAGTTTAGCCAACTTCAAAGATAGCACCCTGAAAGCACCTCGAATCAACTGCGCACGAGTCATATCTCGTGTATCTTTCCCCTCAAGCGTATCTTCCATTTCTTTAGCAGTTGAAAGCATACCCAATGAATCAAGGAACAACATCAAAGGTGGGCGATCTTTCTTTGGTGTCTTTTCATAAGCATCTAGAATCTTAGATGCTTGAGTGCGGAATTCTTGAATCGTAGAAACAGGAACAATAACAAAACGCTTGGTGTCAATACCACGTTCCTGAAGCATGTCCTTCGTCAACGCACCTTCTGTTTCAAAGTAAACGACTCCAGCTTGTTCATTAGTTCGAAGAAAATTTCCCGCAATGCCAAGAGCATAAAAGGTTTTTCCTGTGGAAGACTCACCAGCCAAAGCTGTAACTTTGTTGCTAGGTAAACCACCATAGATGCTACCACTGATAAGAGCATTAAAGGCATAAGAACCAGTATCGATAAAACTGCCAGTATCACCAACCACACCATCATCAGCCAATCCCGCATATTCATTATCAAGTTCCTTTACAATATTTTTTAAAAAACTCATTCTTTTGTCTCCTCTTCATCTTGTTTCACATACTGAATCTCCTGCGCAATCATTGCCAAATATTCGACAGCGCAAACTAAACAATATGATAATTTTTCGTAACCAAATTCGGGCATGTTTACACGAAACACGTAGTCATCTCTAACTTCACCATGTTTCGGACATACACACTTTGGTGGTTTTTCTAGTTGTATATTTTCAGTTTCCATAATAAGATTATACCTCTTTTCTGTTTAAATGTAAAGTAATCATGCGAAGAATTCATCTAGATCGTTTTTCTCAACAATACTCCAGTCAATTGCCTCAAGAATTATTGAAAGTGGATCAAGAAACACCTTCTCAAACTGTTTATCATAATCTATGTATTTATGTAGATTCAGCTCATTTGGTAAAGTACCAACAAACGAAATAATGTTTTCGTGTATTGTGTTTGGTTCACGCAAGTAAACGAATTTAATTTTATCACCATTCTTAATCAATTGATATTTGTTTAAGAGATTCATTTCTTTCATGTAGTGATTATATAACAAAGCACCACGGACATGAATTGGCGTAGCCTTTTTATAGATTGTTGATGAAGATTTATAATCATTCAAGTCATTTACGCCACGTGGGAAAGCAATCTCTTCCACACTCATCGTATTAAATTTCTTTTGAAAGTCAAGAACGAACTTCCTTAGTTCTTTCTCATCACCACCCATAATCACTTTAATGGCATCTTTTAAAGTCTCACGAATAGTAGCAGGTGTTGACGACTTAACCACCTCAAGACCCATAATCTTCATCTTGGGTTGCGCATACTGAACACCCTCAGAGTTATGGACATTGAGAACGTAGCGTTTCTTAGCAGTCCATATACCTTTGTCGGCGATAGACTCACGCTTCATAATCATTTTTTGATCATAAGCATTCTGTCTTCGAGCAAGTTCTTGATAACATTTATCGATGAATGGTTGAACCTTGTCTTCGCATATCTTGTCGATTGTAACTATTACTTTTTGGGTGTCTTTTTGTTGTTCTTCTGTGAAGATAGAATCAACAAGCGGAGCCATATTAATATACACAGAGTCAGTATCAACAGCAATAACATAGTCTGCTCCTTCAGTCTTTAACAATTTGTTGAAATATTCATTGAGTCTATCGTGGATCCAACGAATAGAAAGTTGACCAGAAAGTGTAATACCTTCTGATAATCGTTTATCGTAGTATCGGAAATATTGATTAGCCAAAGCACCATAAGCAGAGTTAAGAGCAATCTTTAATGCCATCTGTAGGTTGTTGAGTCTAGATATCTCATTAGTCAATGCATGATTCTTTGTGTTCTCATATTCCTGCTGCACTTTCAGCATCTGCTTCTTTGACTTGCTTCGATCAGTATACATTTTCTCCATCAACTCAGGGAGGAAACCACGTACGTCTTTACGATAACACCATCCATTCGCAGAAACAGCAAGTCCATTATTATCTGGCTCTTCTTTCAGAAACAAATCTACTCCACCAGAAACGCTTTTAACAATAGTCTCGGGAGACATATTATACTGCATAATCAAATGCGGATACAGACTATTCAAGTCAAACGAAACTACCCACTTATGAAATCCAATCAGAGGATCTTTAACATACGCACCTTCAATTGCTGTGTCTTTAGAGTTACCAGTCTTTGGTGGTATAACAATCTTTTTTGCACGCAAATGATTGTAGATTATAGTATCCCACATGCGAACCTGCGAAAACACATCTTCGTAGTTCACCTTTGCGTTATAAGCCATAACAATCGCCAACTCGACAAGTTTCATCTTGTCTTCAAGCATGTCAACAAGAGAGGTGTCATGAATATTATAGTCAACGAAATCACGCCAGTGGTTTGTATAGAAATCTTTGAAAGAATCTCCTGGGTTTTCTTTCTTACGCTCACCAAGTTCCACAAAAGCAATATGGTCAAGACGATACGATTCCTGCATCGTATAAGTAAACTTCTTATAGAGATCGATGTAGTCAAGAACACTTACGCCAATAATATCATACGCAATTTCTTTATTGCCTTTGATGTAGATTTCTCTGCGTGTGATCATATTCCAAGGCGACATCTTCTTAGAGTCATCTTCGCCGAGAACGTTGTGAATACGTTGAATCAGATATGGGATATCGAACAGATTGATGTTCCAACCTGTAACAATATCTGGTGTGTTCTTACGCCAAAATGTTAAGAACTCGCGAAGCAGTTTTGCTTCCGAGTCACAGTGAATGTAGAAAGGACATTGACCATCGTAAGGTTTGCGACCAAACACAGTTAGACGTTTGGTCTTGTTGTCCATCAACGAGATTAGAAGTATTTCCTCATTCGCCGTTTCGATGTTAGGAAAACCATCCTCAGTCTCAGTTTCAATATCAATAGAGAAACACCTAATCTTGTCCTTGTCGTAAACAATTTCTGACGGATAATTATCCGAGATGTATTGGTAAGCATAATTTAAATTTCCATAAATTTTAAAACCCTCAACACCCTCGTACTTCTCGATAAAGTCTCGTGTGTCTTTAATATTACCTGGAGAGAATGAATACACAACTTCGCCATCAAGTGTGCGCATCATCTCTTTTGAATTTTTATGTTTTGATGTTACGTAGAGAGTTGGGTGGAAATCTATCTTCTCTTTAAATGTCTCACCATTCTCATAACCTCGAACGAGAATTTTATTCCCGATAGAACAAATGTTCGTATAAAACTGCATGACACTCCTTCATGTTTATCTTACTATTATACTTAGAGCGGAGTTTTTTGTAAAATTATTTTCCATGCACCAACTGCATAATATCATATGCGCAGTCGTGAACAGGATGGTGCTTAATTACATTGGCACCTTTATCGAATGGAATCTTAAGATCGCAATATCCATTCTTCGTTGTTTCGCAAAGACAATCTAGAGCAGTTCGAACATCACGCCAACAGTTATATGGCGCAAGCAAATCAACATCTACTGCTTTACATAAACTATCAATTACCATCTGATCAAGAGAACCACGTGACCAGAATGTTGGGTTACTTGGTTTACCAATGTAGTCACGCAACTTCTCAATCCCATCAAGAACAGAAATATCATTCTTTGACGGAACAAAACTCACTTCTCTAATCGAAGGATGAATTTTACTCCACCATTCAATAGTAGATTTGTCAATCGTGCGATTATAATTTTTTACTTGTTCCTCAACATTCAATTTAACGAACAACGCATCTTGTAGATAGTCGTCGTAAGTTTTTTCTGTATTTGTTGGGTCAAATCTAATAATCGCAGCAGACAAAATAACACTGGTGGATTCTACACCAATAGTCTCTACGTCAAACATATACATCATTCGATTTGTTCCTTCACTAATGTATCAAGTTCTTCTTCAGTAAGTTCTTGCATCAAACCGCACCACTGAGTAGGTTTAATTTTCTTACCATCCCAATACTCACCCCATGATTTACCATCCCATGTGGCAAATTGATCATAGTCACGATCTTTAGTTTTAATGATATAGCGACCAATCTTTTCTGGTTTAATTTTACCATCAATCATTTCTGTTCTAGGTAATCCCCACAAAACATCAGTAGTAATATTATCTATGTAGTCTTCATGCGCATTCTCTAAACCTGCGAAATCTATTACATCACTAGGCAGCGAATCAATAGAATCTTTATCAGAAAGACTGTATTCATAACAATCGTCATGTCCCTCAATAAACTGCCCAGCATATCCCATTCCTGGCTCGTGGTAATATGCTTCCACATCCCACCCCTGCCCATCAAGATATTCATAAAGAGATGTTGGTGGGGACCATGCTGATTCGAAAGCAATCCAAATACAATTATCTTCCTGTCGTTCCCAGTCTATAATACCCATCTCCCATTTTGTTCCCCAATTATTGACTGACCAATCATACTCCCACTCACCAGAAGGATTTGGGCGCAAGTGCTGGAATACTTGTTGATTTTCTTTATCTTCTAAAACCTTTTGTAAGGTATCAATTTTAGTTACATCATCATTGCGAAAATATGCGCTGTTATCACACCAATTAGGCATCTTGATTCTCCTGTTCAATAATCTTTACTTCATCATAAAATTCTAATTCGATTAATTCTGTAGCTTTTATTTCGGCTTCCATTATGTCCATACATGTCTCTGATCGGACAACTTTACTATTATTATAACATTTAACAAAAAAGATCATTTAACATTCTCCTTGATAACTATTTGTGTTTGGTTAACAAATCCATCAAGGTATCTAGCAATTCCAGTAAACCCCACAGTAGCAACAGCAATGCCAAGAAAAAATCCCACAATCAAATTAATCATGAGGAAAGTTCCTTTATTGTTTTTACTTCAAACTCTCCCCATCGTTTCTCAGCAGAGTTTGTCAATGAACCATCTTTACTCGAAAAAGAAAACGAAATACCTGTTTTGGTCATACGGTTTTTCCAGATCGGAAATGGTAATACAAACATACGATAACCGATCTTATTAATATTCTCATCCATATATGTTATAAAAATACGCAACGCACCTTTCTTATTTCTAACAGATGCTGGCGACAAACAGCACCATGTGCGTTGAACATCCTTACCTTTGTATTTACTGTGATTCAATGAACGAGCACGCATATACTTTGCGTCAGAATGATCATTAAAATCTTCACCATCTTCATTACTACGTTTGAGTTGTTTGTTGTTGTCAGCAATAACCTGCTCAAGCAAATTAGAAACTGACAACAAACCTGTTTTGGTCAACTCAATGGCTTGCTGTTTTGTTACACCACCATTTTTCTTAAGATGTTCCCAAAGATATTCAACTGCGAGACCATCTGTTATTGCAGAATATTCGGTGTGATTCGCAGCCATTATTTGCTCCAAGCAGTTTTACGTGGGAATGAGGATGCGAAACCAGAAGTGCCAAGATTAAACCCACGGGAATTTTTTCCAGTCATTTTAGACTTTGGGTTTTTGGTAGATTTATAGACAGTGACAGTGCAATTGAGCACAGGGTCAACATAAGTGGTCAGAACATTACGAGGTTTTTTCATCACGATCTCCATATCAAGTTTATAGAATAATTATACTATAAACCCGAATATTTGTCAAGTATTAACCCTACATTGCATAGGGGTATTTTATTCGCCTGGAGGTGAGTGCAGACGGGACTCTTTTTCAACAAGCATCTCCAACCAATTAACAGCTTCGTTCTGATTCTTGAAATGTCTTGTGTGAAACTCGCAAGTTGCTGGATTGATAGCAACGATCATAACATATTTGTCTCGATATACAGATGCTTTGAATACCCAGTCCCCTCTTCGGACTGGTATAAATGAAACAAGTTTACCGTATATTTTTGATTTCTGCATCAAAATATTTAGGGGAACCGAAGTCCCCCTAAACAGTTTTATTTCACTTTACTGGCGTTGGTGTTTTACCATTCACCCAATCCCAATCATCATCTGTCATTGGGATCCAGTTTGTCATTTGCATTCTCCGTATTGTCGCATTAAGTCTTGCGCTTCTTTATACTTTCCATTTCTAGAAAGTTCAGCAGCAGCACGAGCATAGCCAATACCTTTCAACATGACATAAAATTTGCGGAAAAATGTTTTCATCATTTCCCCTCAGTCAATAACTGTTTCTCAGCTTTTGACTTAACTGCGATTTTCTTTGGTTGCTTTGTTTCTGGAACCAAACGCTCCAAAGCAATTTTAAGCATACCATTAAAAATCTCGGCATCTTTAACTTCTACTTCATCATTCAATACGAATGAACGAGTGAAGGCACGATTGGCGATACCTTTGAACAAGAAACCATCTTCTTGGTCTTCAGCTTTAATATTACCACGAACAACCAATTTACCACCATCAATTTCAATATCAATGTCTTGCTGAGCAAAACCTGCGACAGCAATCTCGATCGTGTAATGATTCTCACCATTCTTGCGAATGTTATATGGTGGATAATTAGGAATGTTTTTGGCTACATCATCATGTAGTTTTTGTAAACGATGCCAATGTTCATCGAAACCTACAAAAAATTTGTCAATGTCTTTAGTGCCCCAGAAAGTGGGGATAAAATCGTGTCCCATAATTTTCTCCTTACTTAGTTGCGAATGCTTTTTTGGCATCAAAAGAAGTTGCAGCTGAACCCACTGTAGTGAAAAAATCTACAGAAGATTTGGCGACATTCTTAGCAAATGATTGCTGAGCATCGATATAAGTTTGGAGTTGTTTTGCGACTGCCTCGTTTTGAACGAATGTCTTAACGAATTGAGTCTTTGCACCAGAAATGGTGTCGATAGTTGTGTTGATTGCTTGTAACATATTTTCTCCTATTAAGCGAGTTAAATTAAAAAATGCTACCCCGAAGGCATAGCGATCCTGCTTACTGTTTACAGGGACACCTTATCGTAGTGTCAGCCTTAAGACGCTCCTAAGGTAGTAGAGTCTTTACGTTCCCATCCCGATTGGGACAAAAATATTTATAACAGGTTACTTCTTTTCTGCAGGTTTTTTATCATCTTTTTTCGCAGGTGCTGGCGCAGATGCTGCTGGCTTTGCGTCCTTAGCGACTGCTGCTGGCTTCGCTTCTTCTTTCTTAGCTGGTGCTGCTGCTTGAGCAAAAACGGATGTTGAGAAAACTGCTGCTGTAAACAATGTTGCGATTGATTTCATAAGATATCTCCTATCATGTTAAAATTACTCAGCTTTTGGAACCTCGGAATCTTTTTGAAGTTTCTCAAACTGAGGTACTGCTTGCGTCCTAATTTTATTAATTAGTTCTGCAACTTTGATGAAGGGTTGGTCACCCAATGCGCCAAGAATAACATCAATTTCTTCTGGCTTAAATTTCAATTCAATATTCATATACTCTCCAATAATATAACGCTCCAAGTATTAATTTGGTTTACTTGTTTACGTTTTTTTTCCCAATATTATATTTTGGTACTAGTTCCCATTCATCTTTCTCTTTAAAAGAAAGAACCTTTATTTGCGAAAGTGATGCTTCTGGTCTCGATTCTTTCGATTTTGTTACAGAAAGCAAACCCCAATCTTGCAGTAATACTGCAACTGTGTTTCTTCGCTCAATATCGCTGCTAGTTAGATTAGACTCTTTTCCGTCTAAAGCAAATAACTCTTTGAAATGCACAATATAGTATCTACCTTGTTTGTGCAAAATATGACAGGATTGGTAAAGTTTCTTTTCTTTTCTTGACGCAATACCAATACGTGTCAATGTCTCCTTAATTTTAAGGAAGTTATCTGGTTCGGGTAATGTCACCTCGAGCATGCTGTCTGGAGTCCAGTCATAGTAAACAGTCTCAACAGTCATAATTTTCCACCTTTTTCGAATTTTTGTTTTATCATATTAAGTTGTTCTTCGGATAATATGGAAAGAGCAACTTTTGCCTTTTCTCTACTATAATTATAGTAGTTCATTACCATAGTCAAATCGTCTCCAGTTTCCAGCTTGTGCCATTTAGAGAATCGCTTTTTCTTGGTAATACTATTTAGCAAATAACGAAATTGCCACTTTTTTGGTATATAGTGGCGAACATTCATCTCATTTGCTTGTAGGCATGAGTCAACAAAAAATGAAAGACCTTTATTTACGATGTATGGATCGTAAAATTTTTGAAAAGATGGATCGTCCGATAAATCGTCCTTTGTAATATTAATACAATTTAGATAGTCAAATGGCGACATCGCACCCTCACTTAAACTTACAGCCGACCATAATTTCAGTCATTGCTGCGATATTATTAAGTTCTGGGTTTGCGACAAATGCTGCTTTGTATTGATAATCTGCTAAAATCAAAATAAGTTTTGGTACTGAACTTGCGTCCATAAAATCAACTGCATTGTCGTAAAGAGTCTTAAACAACTGAGAGGTGTCAATATCAGAATTTTTAGCAATCCATTTGCGTGTGTTTGCGAAATCCTTATCTTTTAGATAACCAATGAGTTCTTTAAAAGAGTCATCAGAAAGATTGATAAGAATACCAGTGTCGATTCGACCATTCACCGAATAACGCTGAAGTTCGTTCAGAACTCTACGGAAATCGGGGAAATATGTCTCAACAAGTTTCGCGACTGCTTTACTATCTACATCAGCAACACCCTCTTGTGAGAGGATATCCATTACTCTGCGATAAAACGCAGCAGCAACTTTTGGTTTTTCTGCTGAGGGGATTTTAAATTCAATTACTGAACATCTTGACCAGAGTGGTTCGATGATTTTGTGCTTGAAGTTGCAGGTGAAGATAAATCGACAATTGTTGGAAAATTCTTCGATAAAAGAGCGCAGGGCTGCTTGGTTTGCTGTTGTGAGATTGTCTGCTTCGTCAAGGATGACAACTTTCGTTGATGATTCGAGACTAACAGACGAGGCAAAGCTCTTGATTTTTGTACGTAGGATGTCAATTCCGTTCTCCTCAGATCCATTAATAAACATATATTCAGCACCGACTTCTCGGCACAATGCTTTTGCTATGGTAGTTTTACCTACACCTGCTCCACCTGAAAATAGGAACATAGGTAATTCACCACCAGCAACAAAATTCTTAAATGTTTCTTTTAGTGATTCTGGAAGAATACACTCATCAATCGTTTGTGGGCGATACTTCTCTACCCAAAGAAAATGGTCTTTCATAATATAGTCCTGAAGTAAAATTATTCAGCAGTTGAGCCAGTCTCAACAGCAACGTAATATGCTAGTTCTGCGCTTGTGTTCTTAAAACGACAAATCTTCATTTTAGCAATAGTAACGTCATATGCTCCAGGAAGCATCTTAAGGTTTTCAACTTTCAGATATGCTGTAAAATTTCTATCAGTTGTACCAAGATCAATTTCGAATTTATTACTTAGCGGATTCTTGTTGTCGAATACACGTGCAGTAACATTAGCACCATCACCAGAAATAGAAACATCGTTTACTTTCAAAATACCAGCAGAACGGATGACATGGTCTAGATCGCCTGATGTAAGTTTAAAAGAAATGTTTGTGTCATCCTCTGGGAATGCGATAGATTTGGTAGGTGCTTTCAATGTATTAGTGTCTGCTGCTTTGTACTTGATAACATTCTTACCTTGTTTAACTTCGACGATGTCGTTATTAAATGTAAACTCTGGGTCTTCGAAGAGTGAAACAACACCGAGGAATTCGTTTACATCATAGATACCAAAATCTTGTGGAAAAGATTCCTTTACAGTTGCTTCAGCAAAAACATTATTACCTTCGTTCTTTGTCGAAAGTTTATTACCCTGCTTAATTAGCAGATTCATGTTGATGGAGGCGAAGTTCTTCACGAGAGTTTGTGTTTCTTTAGTCAGTTTCATATTTTCTCCTTGTCATAATATGTATAAAGATTATACCGCAATTGTGTGTTTGTGTCAAATAAAATTTCTACTGTTCGCGGAATGCTTTACACTCCAAGGAACATCGAAAACGAAAGTGACTCTGTCAACAGAATCAATGTTTAATGCTGAATGTTGTTTCTTGTTATCAAACCAAAAGAACGTTCCTGGTTCAATTATATGAACTTCGCCATCAACTTCATAACGATATCTTCCCTGAAGAGAAAGATGAAATCTATCTTTGTTGAGATAGTATGTTCCATCGTCTATGTGTTGACCAACACCATCTCCTGGTTTTAATCTGAAGAATGCTGCTCTAGCAGTTTGAGAAATACCCTGATCCCTCAACCAAAGTCGTATTTCTCTATACTTCTTGTAGAGTGGTGTCTTGTATAAACCCTCCACATTTTTTGGATTCTGTCCTTCTGGAACAACAGCCATAACCAGAGGTAAGAACCCATATGGATTTTTATCACCACCAATATTTTTATACGTGCTGACTGCTTGCCAATCTTGTTCATTAGCAAGAACCTTGTCTCGAATTTTACTTATGTCGAGATTCCTGTAAATAAATCTAAAATTTGATTCCAAACAAAACTCCAAACAGTTTACTCAATACTATATTTAACATCGTGTTCATACAAAAACATCAGACAACACATCGCATGAGCCAAGTGATGCATACCAGATTCTGGGTCAATCTGTTCACCCTCTTTATATGACCACAGATGTCTTTGCATTGCGTCAAAGTATCTACGTTTTGAATCAGGAACATTCTTCCAATTATCTGGCTCATATTTCTCTGCGCCAAATGTAAGAACATCAACAGTAGCTCTCAAAGCAAGTGGAGGAAGCAAACCATATTGTGGTTTACCACCATCAAATTTACGACCACCTGTGGTGGCATTCTGCGACTTCTTAATTAAGTCTTTAACTGACACACCCTCATATCCTGGATTGTAAGGTGCTTCTTCTACGTATGTTTTTTTGGTTGCCATATCTTATCTCCAAATGAATGCACAAATGAGCACTCCGAA